ATGTTGTTGATGTTGGTGGATATTACAGGACTGTTACAGACGAAGAATTGGACAATGCTTTAGGGATTGTTGAGCATAAAGGCAAGGTAAGAATCGGTATTGATGTCGGAGAAGGACACGACTTGAGCGTTATCGTTAAGAGAAGCGATACATTGGCAGAGATTCTTTACAAAACCAAGACAGCAGACCAGATGACTCTTGCGAGAGAGTTGTTTAATCAAGTCAAAGACGAAAAGTTTGATGATCTTAATGTTGATGCAGTAGGAGTTGGTGCTGGGGTTGCTAGTTATTTTGAGGAGCAACTAAACGGAAATAAGGTGAAATGGAGCGAATCGCCAACTAAGGAAAATTCAAAGTACGGTTATAAGAATCTAAAAGCACAGAATTTTGATGATGTTGCTAGTTGGATTAGGAATGGTGGAAAACTCAAACCGCATGAGGGCTGGGAGGAACTAAGAAACATAAGACAAAAGGAGGATTCAACTGGCAAGCTAAAAATAAAGACCAAGGAAGAAATGCAGAAAGAGGGAATACCTAGTCCGAACTATGCAGACGGATTGGCTTTGTCTTTTAATGAGAAAAAATTTGTGGGAATTACGATAATATGAGATGATTTATTGACATTAAAATAAAACTATGTTTGAGAGATTAAAAAGTTCTTTTCGTAAGTTTTTAGAGGTAGATAAGCCGTTAGAGGTAACACAAAATAAAAAAGAAATAGCAAACTTGCCGTCTTTTGTTCAACCCGCTTTCAGAGATATTGCACCCGAAAATAAAACAGGGAAACATATTGAAGAATTATTTGGTTGGTGCTTTATTGCAATTATGGCGATTGCTGATGAAGTTATATCTACCCCAATTTATTTACAGAAAAAAGTAAATGGCGAATGGATTGATGAGGAGAAGCACCCAGTATTAGACTTACTCGCCAGACCAAACTCTTTGCAATCATCTGCAGAGGTTTTTTGGATTATAATGGTTTACCTTTTGGCAGAAGGAGAAGCACCAATCTTAATTGATAATGCCAAGAATCCAACAAGCTTTATTCTTCTTAATCCTGAAAGATTAAAAATAAAATCAAGTGGAGCAGACTTTGTGAGTGGTTACGAGTACCAAAGAACTAACGGAACAAGAACCGAGATAGAAGGCGAATTGGTTTTAATGCTCAAGCTTCCAAACCTAGATACACCTTTCAGAGGTTCAGGAGTTATGAAGCGGATAGCAAAGACGATTGACATTGATAATTACAGCGAAACATTTTTAAAAAATTTCTTTTATAATGATGCAACTCCAAGCGGAGTGCTGGAAACAGAACAAAAACTTTCCTTTGATATTATTAAAAGACTTAAACAGCAATTTACGCAAAGACACCAAGGACTAAAGAACTCACATAAGCTTGCAGTTTTAGAGGGTGGGCTAAAATTCAATAAGATTTCCAATTCCCTCGGAGAAATGGGAATGGATAAAGTCGGAGAAAAGCTAAGGGATAAGATTTTAGCTGCTTTCAAAGTTCCGAAGAGCGTGCTTGGCATTGTAGAGGACACAAACAGGGCTAATACCGAGGCTAGCGACATTATTTTCTACAGAAGGGCAGTTAAGCCTAAACTGATATTTCTTTCATCTCAGCTCACTAAGTATCTTTTACCGAAGTTTGGACTTAATGAGAATTACAGACTGGTCTTTGAGGAATTAGATACTGGGGATCGTAAACAGATTGCCGATATTCATGCAATCTATATTGATAAAGGAGTAATGACTGTTAATGAGGTAAGGGAGGAGCTAGGCATGAAAAAGATTGAGGAGAAAACAGAAGAACCTGCAGAAAAGCCAACAGAAGAACCAACACAGGAAGAAATGCCAAAAGACGGCAAGAAAAAAGCAGTTGATATTCTTTCAAACATTCTTATTGAACTTTCAAGAGAGGGAGAACCAAAAAAGAAATTTACCAAAAAAGAGATTGAGGAGTATCACAAAAAGAAAATAATGTTTTCGGAGGATTTGGAAATTAAGTTTAGAGAGAAATTAAAAATATATTTTAATGGTTTAAAGAGTCGTATTTTAAGCGAAACTGTTAGCAAGGACACTTTCTCAAGTGGAACAGCAGAGATAACCTTTAGCGTTGAAGCAGAGAAACAAACAGTTGCCTCAATTTCAATACCTTTCTTAGAAGAAGCAATCTTATTACAGGCGAGCAACACAGCGACATTGCTGGCTTTGCCTTCTGCTATTCATAGCCAAGATGAGATAATGAACAAGTACCTTGTGAACATATCAAGAATGCTTGGAGATTCAGTAACTAAAACAACAGAAAAAAGAATTAAGAGAATGCTTAGAGATTGGGCAGAGAGTGGAGAGGCAATAAGCGTTTTAAGAAATGAGATAAAAGATTACTTTGATATTTCCCAAAAGGAAAGAGTGGACAATATAGTTGTTACAGAGATTAGTCGGGCTGCGGGATTTGCTACCCAAGAAACCTATAAGAGGGTTGGAGTAGTTGGCAAGCAATGGGTTACTGCTCAAGATGAAAGGGTTTGCGAATTTTGCGGACAAATGGACGGAATCACAATCCCAATGAAACGAAACTTTTGGAACAAAGGAGATGTAATGGTGGGAGATGACGATAGCACTTTAGATTTTGATTACATGGGTGTTGGCTCATTCCCTTTGCATAATCGTTGCCGTTGCAATTTGATTCCAATCTTTGATGAAGCAGAAATTCCCGAAGATCCGTTTGGTTACAAAAAAGATGCGAAAAAATATCATGAGAAATTATTGGATAGAGAGATAAAGGAAAACAAGTTAAAGGAAAGGGAAACAGAATTAAAAGGAAAAGAAAAGGAAGTAAAAGAACAGGTTAAGAAGCTAAAAGAAATTAAAAACAAATGGATACAAACAAAGAACTAAAAGAACTTTCAAAAAATAATAACATTATGCTAAAACAGAAAGCGGAAGCGGAAGAAAGAGAAAGAAAAGAAAGAACTAATAATATCCTCTTAGAGGTTCTTGATGAATTAAAAAAGATAAATAAAAAGTTAAAAAAGGAAGATGACATTTTACCATTGTAAAAATTGTGGATTCCTACTTGAAAAGAAAGAAGAAGCAAAAGAGGAAACATTGAAGTGCGATAAATGCGGGGCTACTGTTCATTTCACGCCAAAAGTAAAAATGGTGTCGGAGATACTTGCTAAAAAGAGTTAATATACTATAATTAAATAAATTGTTCGGACTAAGTGAGCCGACGGACTAAGAGAGCCTTGCTAATAACTAGGCTTTTTTAAAAAATGAACAAACTAAAGGGCTACTTGGAGAAAAAAGATAATGAGATAATGGGGATAGCTTCCACCGACTCAAAGGATCGCCACGGAGAAGTTATCCAACAAGAGGGCTGGGACTTAAAGGAATTCAAAAAAAATCCCGTGATCCTTGCAAGCCACGACTCCCAATCTTTCCCGATTGGGAAAGCTACAAACATAAAAGTGAGTAACGGTAAATTAATTTTTACCGCTGTTTTTTCAGAAGCAACTCAAATGGCTAGAGAAGCCTACCAACTCGTTAAAGAGGGAATTTTAAATTGCTTCTCGGTTGGTTTTATTCCTAAAGCGAGAGATGAGAAAGACGAAAGCATAATTACGAATGCCGAGCTATTGGAAATTTCTTTGGTTGCTATTCCTGCTAATTCGGAGGCAGTTGTAATTGCTAAATCACTTACTGGGAATAAGTTCGCAGAAGAATTAATTGTTAAGTGGGTGAAAGATGAAAAGATTTTAAAAGGATTGGAAGAAAAAAAGATTGCTAAGGTTTTAGCCTCTTTGGTCATTGGAAACAATGAACCAGCAAGGAAAGAGGAAGCTCCTAGCAAAGAGATTCGCCTATTAAAAATGGCAGTCGCTAACCTGCAAACGGTTCTTTGCGAAAGAAATAAAAGAAAGGAAGGTGAAAAAAAATGATTGAAGATAAAAAACTAGAAAAGCAAGCCAAGGAATTGGCTAAGGTAATTTCAGAAGAAATGCAAAAAGATTTAAAGGCTTCTTATGATGAGAAGTTTACTAAACTTGAGCAGATCGCTGAAAACCTAACCAAGAAAGAATCCGAATTGGTGCAGAAAGTTTTCGTGGCTAACGATTTAAAGAAAGATGTTAGTTCTTTAGACGAGAAAGAAAGCAAAGATGCCTTTGCAATCGCTCTTTTAACGAAAGATGTCAATACTATTAAGTTGTTATGCGAAAAGGACTACGAGAGCCTTGACCCTAGACTGAAAGGTCTAAGCGAGGGAACTCCTGCTGATGGCGGTTATTTGGTTCCTCAACATTTCTATAACTCTTTAGTTGTAGAAAGGGATAACCTCAATGTAATGCGACAGAATGTTACCATTGTTCCTATGCGAACCAATGTGTTAACTGTTCCCAAGCACGAAACTGGTCCTGAAGTATATTGGACTGGCGAGGGAGTTACCAAAACCACTTCTTCTATGGACTTTTCTCAGCCAACGATCACCGCTTATAAAATGGCGTCGATCCTTTATATGACTGACGAATTACTGGAAGATGCTGCTTTCAATTTGACCGATTTGGTTGTGAATCAATTTGCTTCAAAAATTGCTGATCAAGAAGAAAAAGTGATCACCAATGGAGCAGGCACGACACAACCGACTGGAATTTTTGTAAATGCAAGTGTTCCTACCATAACTTGTGCTGGTAATTTAAGTTTTGATAACATTATCAACTTAGTTTACGAACTACCTGCCAAGTATAGAAGATTCGCAAAGTTCCTTGTTCATAACAACAATGTCCGAGAATTGAGGAAACTCAAAGACTTAGACGGTCGTTACTTATGGCAAGAACCTGTTGCGGTTGGACAACCTGCTACGATTCAAGGCTACCCAGTAATTGAAACTTATTGGGCTCCCGAATCACAAATAGCTTTCGGCGATTACAAAGAGGGCTATTGGTTGGGCGAACGGCACGGTATGCGAGTTAAAGTTACCCAAGATACTGAAACAACTTTTACCCAAGATAAAACTGGGATCAGAGTTGTAGAAAGAA